GACAGCTCTTCCTCTGAATACCAATCTAGGGCATCACTATTGTCTAAAGTTATCCAGCCCTCATATCCTGCTGACACAACTACGGGGTCGCCAAAAGATGTTCCATCGGCATCCTTGGCAAATATTCCCAATCCAATATCTGTCTTAATGTAAATCTCAGCACTTATTATTAAAGTCTGATTGCTAGGAGATGTAGAATTGAATTGAATTCTGTTGTCCATATCTAATGATAGATTATCTCCTGCAACTCTGTATCCTGTAGTTGAGATATTGCCATCAAATAAATTAGACTCGCTAGAGCTACTAGAGGAATAAGTACCACTAGGAAAGTAGTAAATATTATTATTTACAACATCATCTTTAATGTCGTTTATTTTTTGACCTTTTACTGTTGCTGTTATTGCGTCTAGTTGTGTATGCTTATTATCTGTAGCATCATATTCTTGGTGTACGGCAATAAAAGCCACATTTGGTGGAATAGTAAAGTTATCATTTGCTAAATCTGCATTTTGTCCATTAATAATGTCGCCTGCTTCATTCTTGGCAAATTCTGTAGCTGTTAATACCATTCCTGAGTCGCCTGAAGTAGGGTATACCCTGCAATGGGCATAAGTAGTAGTAAAAGCAAAATTTCCCTTGTAGGACATTTCATCTTCCCCTGCATATAAAGTAATAAAGTTTTCTAGCTCTCCCTCTGATAATACTTGAATTGCCCAATAGTGCTTATTATTTGAGCTTCCCCCGTAATTATTAGCAGTTTGGAATATAACATTAGAACCCACTCTGTTTTCACCAAATATAATAGGTACTGCCGACACATTGTCCCTTTTAGTTTGTAATTTTTGACCTGCATAAGCATCGGCTCCCAATGTATCTGGCATCTCAGGGGCTAGTGCTGAACCTGCTAATGAAGCACCAACCAGTGTGATTGCTGCAGACCAAAGTGAAACGCCTACAGAAGCAGAATAAGCACCAGCCATACCTGCCGTAAAACCTCCCGCCCCATACATTAGCCCACCTGCTAGACCACCACTAAAGTATATTAATGCCACTCCTGCAACTACTTTTACTGCTTTACTCATCTCGTACCCTCATTATTTTATCCTTTTTTTCTATATCAACTAAGCAAGGCTTTCCACTTCTTAGTCTTAAAGTCATATACTTGTATTGATTAATAGCAATTCCTATACTATCTTTAGTTAATATTATATCGTTTTCCCGTGCAAAAGGCACAGTATCACAAAAGCTCTCAAAATAGCTGTAGTGTATTTTTCTAGCCAAATACTTGCTTGCGTTTATGCTGAAATGTTCAAAGTCAGCCTCGCTGTAACATCTCCATTCCTTAGGTATTCTATCCCCATAAACAGACTTTAATCGCTCGTAAGAGTAACTAAAGCAATTATGCTTAGACATCTTTCTCTCTACCCCAATAGACTGTTTCTGTAATAGCATCTACTACTGAAGTAAACTCATTCTGATTATAAGTTCTGCTTGGATATGGCTTGCTCCAATTTGTAAATAGTGAAGTTAGTGTGGCACTTAATGACTGCTCTGTTGCACTAAAAGTATCAATAATCCCCTCAAATAGTATGTACTGGTCTTTAGATAGTCCTGAGATATCTAGCTTAGGATAAGTATCTAAGTTATCTCCATAGCCATATTCGTATGTTTCGCTATCTATAACATCACTTGCTGGTGTATAAATAACTCTTTCAATCTTGCATTTATTGTTTCGCCACTCACTTGATAAAGCTTCAGTTGTTAAAGCTCCTGATACATTGTCTATTGATAGATTAATACTATCAGACTGCATTGAGCCGTCCTCTGAAAGTTTATCAAAAGTAATAGCTAGTGGTGTGTATTCTACCCCTCCATCATTTACGAATATGTCGTGGTCTGTAAACCTCAATGTTTCTTTAAAAGTCCCATCAAGATTATACATATCAAACTCGAATAAATGAAGTATTGCTATAGCATCATTGTTTCTTGCATTGTTAGTTATCGTTTTACTCATTATATCCAGTAGTCCTCTTCTATATAATTGTTGCTATCTTCCATATAATCGCCTATGTAGATAAAGCCTAAACCCTTGAAGTCAAAAGTTGCTTTAACCACACCACTAACTTCACTTGATTGGTTAAGTGTTGTTATTCTTACTATCCCTGAGTAAAGACCTTCAGCTCCCAAATGGACTGCCATATCTATTCCTACTCCTGTCAGTAGAGAGTTCATCAGTACTTGTTCTGCACTGTTTCCTGCTTGAAAATAACAGTCTAACTGTCCTGACCAAGACTTTCTTCCTGCTTGTTTCTTATTCCAAGAACTCCCAAAAGTAGTGACATTGAAAGTCTCCTGCTTAATGTCTAGCTTATAAGTTTTAACATTTCCTAGGTTTGTCCCATTAAATCTTACTCTAGCATCTCTTCCTCGTATTGCCATATTATCTCACCTCTATAAAATCTGCTGTTGATTGATATAAACCATCAAGTCTTCTTTGATATTTGAAGCTGTCCTGCATAAATTTAGCATTAATCTTAGTGTATATACCATCATCAACCAATAAGTGTGTGGCTGGGTTAGGAAAATCTGAAGCTTCATTTATTAAAAAATCACTATTGATATAATCATCTACATTCTCTAAATACAACCCACTTAAATATAACTGTAAAGTATAATATTCGTGTGGTACATAACCCCTATCAGGTATTCCAAACTCTCCCATTATACCACTCTTTTTCCTATAGAAAGTTAATAGCTTAATAAAATCAGTTTCTTCTAGTAACCAAGTCATAGTCCAAGCTCTTTTAAGTCCCTTGTCTTTTATGTGTCTTCCACTAATACCGATATTGCTCATTATTGACTGATTAGAGTACTTGTAGCTTACTTGATTTGGTTGTGCATCTTCCAATACATCTATAAAGCTTTCATCTGTTGTAGTCGTTGCTGTGTAGCTACTAGACTGAGAAAATAAGTCTTGGTATGCACTAAAGTTAAAAAACACACTACTCAGTAAAGTTATTCTTCCACTTAGTATTTGTGGCTTTTTAGCATCTGCTGTGAACTGAAAGTCTTTAAATATAAATACCTCAGCATCATTAGTCATTAGTTGACTTCTTTTGTCTATACTGTTATCGAATAAACATTTGAAAGTATTAGCAAAATTAGATTCATAAACACTTCTCAATGATTCATATTTAACTAGAGTGATGTTTGAATATGTCAAAGTTATGTCAAATGATGGTATTGAACCGCCTACAACTCTTTGTTCTTTACCGCTATCAAAAGTCATAGCTGAACCAGTCTTTACTGTTTCCTCTATGTCAAAATGTGAGTGATTGTCTAATAGTATTGAAGTTAAATCATTCATCTAAACTACTTGTTTAATTGTTTGTCTTACTGAGCCATTAGTAGCCAAAGACCTGTTGATAATATTCTCAATCGTTTGTCTATTTCCTACAAGGTAGTTGTTGAAACTAGCACTATCAATTGCAGTTACTTCAAACTTTATCTCAGCTGTTGTTTGTTGAACTGTTTGCCCACCAACAGTCTGACCTGCATTCATAGCTGCGATAGCACCTCTGTTTCTTGAAGCCCCTGCCCTATTCACAACAGCTTCTCCAACTTGTAGTTTAGCTATTCTTTCATCTTGTCTTAATGACCCTGAATGATGACTTGGTAGTGAACCACCAATATAACCACCAGAGTGTTTAACTTCAGGTGTACCACCATGGAAGAACCCCATACCTGTCATAGCTTGCATAACTCTCATTTTCACCATCATAGCTACAATAGACCTTGTTAAGTCAGAGAAGTTAGCTTTACCACCCATAACCATGTTAGTTATAGAGTCACCAATACCATCCATAGCAGATTTTGTGATGTCTTTCATTCTAGTAGCTGACTCACCCCAGTGATCAGCTACTTCTTTGTAGCCTTCTTTCATGCCATCAAGTTCAGTTTTGATTTTATCACCTACAGTACCCGTAGTGTCCTCAAGTACCATTACTAAGTCATCTAAGTCGGCATTAAGTTTTTCTATCTCTGCTTGTTGCTCAGGAGTGTAGTATAACTGCTTCTCTACATTAAAATCAAGACTCCCAGCTTCTGCTTTTCTTGGGTATTCCACATCTTTATATTTTGGTTTAAAGCCCTCTAGTAAAGAACTAATTTCTGCTATTTTACTTTTTACATCTCCTTGTGAGATGTTTACAAGGTCTTCTAACTTGATAGGTTTATACTCAGCCATGTCTTGCATATGAAGAAGCTCTGCTGCCTCATCTTTTATATCCATTAGAGTATCAGAGAAACTATCTCCTAACCCTATAAGAGAATCCACCTGTTTATCTACCCACTTTTTAAAGTCTGCATTAGTTAGATAAGCAACACTCATTGCTAAACCTGCTAGTGCTTGTATTGCCCCAGTTACCGATTTAGTAAGTAAAGTTGTTACAACTTTTGCTAAACCTACAGACCCTGCAAATAACCTCATAGATGTTGCAGAAGCCAGAGATATAACTTTGATAAGTGTAAGAGAAGCAAAAGTAAGCCCTAGAACTGTTATTAAACCTCTTAAATCTGACGCTAAAACTGTTATTTTCTCACCTAAAATAGGAATATATTTTGTAGCTAAAGCTTTAACTGACCTAGTGAAAACACCTATCGAACTCTTTCTCCACATCTCTTCAAGACCTGCAAGAGCTTTTTTAGTTCCCTCAGAAGACTCTTCTAAACCAGACAAAGTATCCCACAACATTCGGAAAGACACTGAAGCTCCCATAGCTGCAATACTTATAGTATTCACTACTTCAGTAAGACCTTTCAGCACCCCTGTTGTTTGTAAGAAAAGTAATACAGCATCTTTACTGTCTACAAAAGCATTTACCATTCTTTGTAATTGTGCTGTAACACTTCTAGCTGCTATTGCTACTTTAGACCCGAACTCTTTCTCATAAGCATCAGCTAACTTAGGCAGTAAGTCTTCGGCTAGTATTTTACCTGCTTCTACCTGTTTCATAAGTTCTTGTGTTGTCATATTCATTGCTTTTGCTGCTAAAGGCATAGCTTTAGGTAAAGAATCTCCTAATTGATTCTTTAACTCTTCCATAGATACAACACCCTTAGATGCCATCTGGTAAAGTGACCTAAATACTCTTTCAGTATCTAAAGCTGATAGTTTCATAGCGGCTGAAGCTCTTGTGAACTTCATAAACACATCATTAAGTGCTTCTTGACTAAGTGTACCACCATCTGCTGCTGCTTTAAATTTAGAGTAAGAATCTAGTAATACTTGAAAGTTTATACCTAAACTGTCTGCTGTCTTTCTAAGTTCTTTAAACTTCCTGTCTGCTGCATCAGCACTACCTTCAACAACCTCAAGTCTTGTTCTTAAAGCATCAAGTTTCGTAGCAGCCGATACAGCTGCTGTAGCAATACCAGCTGATGCTGCTGCCCTACCTATACTATCCCAAGAAGATGCGATAGATTTTGAAGACTGTGCTGTAGTCTTATCTAAGTTCTTTACTGACTGTTCAACACCTTTAATCTTTTTAGCAGATTGTACAGCTCCGTTAGCTCTTATGTCTATATATACTTGTTCTGTAGCCATTAGTTTTGTTCCTCTTCTTCTGGGTTCATAGAACCGAATACATCTACAGTCATCATATAAGATACTTCACTAGCTACTTGTACTGGTAATAGACTAACTGTTTTAAAGTGTTCTGGGTTAGTGTGTGAGTATATTCTATCGCCTTTTTTATCTAGTGCTTTCTCTAAGATAGTATGTATAGGTGTTAAATTGTCTTGTTTCTCATGTTTAACTACTTTACTACCATCATCATTAAATGTAGTAACTGTTTTAATACACATTTGTTCAACTCTTGTTTTCTCTAACAATGTCATATACCTGAAGTAATAAACAAATTTCTTATTGTTTATCTCAAATTCTATGTTCTGTAGACTGTCTTGAGCCTTTAACAGCTCAACTAATAAATTATTATCACCCATTC